ATGATATTACCATAAGAATAACAACAATAAAAAGAAGCCTTTCAATTCTTTTCATTGTTTTTTCGTCATCTTCCATTTGTTTTAATATCTTCTCTATTTCATATCTTTCGTTTTCTGTCATGGCTTTTCTCCTTTTTGCCATGATTTTACATTTTTCTTTTCTCTTATGCAATGGTAATTTCTGGAAAGAAAAAGTCCCCGGATTTCTCCGGGGAACGTCTTATTTGTATGTGTTTGCCTGAGCATGTCTGAATACATTCTTCCAGGTATTCTCTCCGCAGATTCCATCTGCAGTAAGACCTGTATTTTTCTGGAATGCTTTTAATGCTGTTTCTGTTTCTGATCCGAAATTTCCATCTGCACTTACTCCAAGCATCGCCTGTAGCATAAATACTCCAGTTCCAGTACATCCAGTCTGGATAACAGGAAGCTGCAGTTCCATTGAACCGGTAAGATCTGCCGTTTTCTTTTCTGTTATTTCCGGATATACTGCTTTTCCGTTCCAATCATAGATTGTGTAACCCTGCTTCCATTCTTTTTTGGCATTCTCAAGGCTCTTATATGCCCCGATCTGGCTCTTACTGTCTTCCCAGGTCTTTCGTGTTCTATAATATGTCTCGACGGTTACTGTCTCAGAGTTTCCGATCAGTTGTTTAAATCTGTTCCAATCTCCTTTTGCGCGGATTGCTGACGGGCAATTCTTTGCGCATACATCATAATGCTGTAGAACGTGATCCGCGTCGATTCCATACTGTTTCATAAGCTGTTTACACACATTTACCGTATTCCGGAAAGCTTTTTCGTAATTGTATCCAGCATTAACGCACATTTCAATGCCAATGCTGTTGTGGTTATTGCATGTGCCGAACAGCCGGCCGCCGTAATTCACGCCAACATGCCATGCTCCACGATCATATGAGAGCGCCTGGTATGCTTCCTGGTCATCTACGAATACATGTGCTGAGTAACCTTTGAAATTTCCGTCATGCTGTGCTTTTGCGTGTGCGTGTGCATCAGCACCTGCGGCATAATTATCTGTGTTGTGAATTACGATGTACTTCGGCACCTGTCCAGCATAGCTGTTATTATTACTAATTAACGATGTATTAATCTTCAATTCTGTCTCCTCACTTTCTGATTCTTTTGAACCTGATAATATATTATTTAAGATTTTAATAATCTGTTCCCCATATCCTTTTCCGGCCGCCCAGCCCTGATGGTTTGGATTCTCCTGGATGCCAAGCCATTCAACATATTCCGCTGTCCCTCTTGTTACGTACAGGAAACGTGGATCTACGCAAGTCTGCAATAATCTCTCATTGCTGGCATACGCTTTCAGATGCTGAATCTGTGCTCGGATGCCTTTAACCGGTGTGTCGAAACTATTGCCCTTCATGCCGGTTTTTGTGACTCCCAGACCGCAGAAGTTGTTCTGATCAAATGTTACTGCTGATCCAGCGAAGGTAAAGTTGCCGGTTTCCAGGCAGGACTGAGCAAAAGCAATGTCTCCACGGATGCCTTCTGTTTCTCCTTCTGCGATATAGATTGCTGCCAATTTTGTGACCGAATCGGTCACTTTTGGATTTACCTTTTTAATATAAGTCTGGAGCTGTTCTACTGTAGCTTTCGACTGGCCCATGATTCTTAACATTTGTTTTCCTCCATTCAAAAGGAGGCGGTTGCCCGTCTCCTTGTGTTATTCCTCTTTATTTGTCTGTTTGATGAGCTGGTTTACGTATGTAGAAAGGCCAGCTACCAGAGTGCCCTGGACAATAGCAGTAAAGATCGCCATCACGATATCCTGTGGCGTACTGCACGCGCTTGTAGCAAATACATACATTGCGCAGATCACGATACTGATTCCTCCCAGGATAAGTGGAATGTACTTATCTTTCACTGCCTGGGCCTGTTTTAATGCTATACCTACAAAGTATAAAGCAACAGCTACTACAACAAGTTCCGGTTTTACATAATTTGTAAACTGTTCCATAATCATTCTCCTTTTCTTTTAATATGTAATTCTTCAATTTCCTGCTTCATTTTTGTTACCATACCATTCCCGCCCAGTGCATGATACGCATCGTACATCTCGCAGAAGTTCTGGTATGCATATGATGGGATGTCTCCCAGCTTTGTATACTTTGCATGATACTCTATTAACTGTACACGAAGCAGGAGCATAGTTCCTTTACTATTTGCGTCCCGGTCTTTCTTCTGATTCTTTAGAAGCCAGACTATGTAGCCTAAAAGAACCGGTAATACAATAGTATATGTCTGTATGAGCATTTCTTTCCCTGTTTCACTCTTTCTCCGGCAATTGTGCCGGCGCAATTTTAAAATGGCAGTACTTCTTTCAATGGATCCGCTCTGATGTTCTCTAACAGTTCATCATCATCGACATCGGTATATTTTCGGCAGTGGTATTCTGCCAGATCTACATCTTTTTCTACCTGCTCTAATGTTTTGTCACTTTCACCTTTGATAATTAAGATAAGGTCGAAGATAATGGACCAGAGTTTCGATATGATCTGTAGCTTTGTCATTCTTTCTCCGTTTCGTCCATGGAAATAAGCTCCTGATACTCTTCATCGGTGAGTTTTCCTCGTTCCTTTGCCTGCTCAACCATTTTCAGCCAGGCTTCGTGATTATAAATTTTCTTCATTCTCAGCAAGATTGTTTTCATCTTCGATCTCCTCCTCTTCTTCCGGAATGTAAACGTCTGTCATTGCTGCCAGATACTGAATTGTTACTTTCTGGTTTTCGATGATCTTTTTCTGTTTTTCTACGGTTGCTTTGAGATTTTCGTCCTCCGCCGTTTCTGCAGGAGTCTGAGACATTTTTCTTACTTCCATGATCTTCACCCTTTCTCAATTTTTCTAAGTATTTGTTTGTTCTTTGCATCATTTTGTACGAATTACCTTTGTCGGCATTGTTTTCCCAGGAATTGTGATGTTCGTCCACTTTCTTTTCGTCCAGCTTCCCTTTCTGAGATTTATGTACCATTCTCACAAGGGTTCTTCTCTCATGTTTTACGCTGTCTGAGTTTAGTGTCATAATCACTTTTCCTGTATCTGTTAACCGGTAATCGAAACCTAGGAAAGTGAATCCTTTTCTAAGCGGTGTTAAGTGAGATTTCTTTTCATTTATCTCCAGGCCATATTGTCGAAGTTTCTTTATTGTCCCGGAATAAACCTCTTCCGCTTTTCCTTTTGTTTGGACAAGGATCCAGAAATCATCCATATATCTTATGTAATATTCTACATGCAGCTGTTCTTTGATATAGTGATCGACAGGATCTAAAAGAGAGATTCCTGCGATCTGGACCATTTGCGATCCAGGATTGTATCCGGTCTCTCCAGCGTACTGATCCCGTAAGACTCCGCACGACATTTCTGCCGTATCTTTGTCTGTTCTGTCTGCGATCTGGTTCTCTACATCACTGTGGCGCATGTTTAAATAATATCCGTGAATATCAATTTGAACTATCCATCCGTCCAGGCCGTAATTGCAGAAATAATTCCACGAGTATCTTTTGACCAATCCCCTTGCAAAATCTGTTCCTTTTCCTGTCTGGCAGGCGCAGTTTGCGTAAGTGAATCCCCGTGTCATTTGAGGATAGAGGGAGTTGTCATTGATACTCCTTTGATATATGCGATCCTTAAACGGGATGCTCAGAGCTTCCCGGCGCTTTGGATATGTAACTAAAACTGTTTTAGGTTTTCCATTTTTCCAGGTTCCGTCCTGATGCTGGTGCTTCATGCGGAGTATGTTTTCCTCTCCGTTCAATACAAATGATTTTACAGAGGGTTTCCAGATTACTCCTTTCTTGCACTTCATCATGGATTCGTACAAGCTGTCATAACTTGTTATATAGTCTTTCATCTTTTGTATTTCCGCAGTTTCTCAGTGCTGGCAGGCTCACATGTGAGTCACGCGCTGTCTCTTTCGATTATCCGCGGTATTGTTTAGGCTTATGCCAGGGATTTCGGCTCCTTGTCTATATCTTCAAGGCGATCATTGCTATGCAATAACCATAATGCTTTTAGGAAGACAATCGGGGCATACACATTCGAGTTCCATGCGTTCGTGTTGTTGACGTTGCCACTGGTGTTCACATTCATGACGTTGTTAGCGTTGTCGCGGTTAGCTGAACGAGAAAACACATTCTGAGGTGATAGCCTACATCCCATATTTTTTTATGAATACCGATCTATGTCAGACTCTCGCCATTTCTTGATGTAGTTCCTAACTTTGAGAGTCTGTTCTGACCAGTATTCTATCCTTTTGCCTTTCAGGTGAAAGAGAGGGTGTGCGAGTCCGATCAGTGCAAGTAAATTGTTACAATCCAGAATCGCCTGACGCTGCAGTTTGCTTCTCCAGGCCCACAATTCTTTCTTA